AATAGATCAGTTATTCAGTTGATCAGTTAAAAGGGGGGAATATTAAGCCAGCATTAATTGCTGGTTTTTTTGTGCCTGTTGCTTTTGTATAACTTAGTGGATAAGTATTTGGCGGCCAGGTGTTAAGATACTACTGTCAAAGCATTATTTTGTATTAATAATTGTTAATAACTTTTTGATCATAGCCTGGTAAATAGTTTGATCAATACCTGGTAATTTTTAAAGCCTGGGAAGCATTGGAAGTCATGTAGGAAGTTAAATTAAACTTCTGGAAGTCTGTCAAATGGTTTTTGGAAGTTAAATCAATCCAGGATCAAGCGTTTTTGCTCCGATAAAAGATAAATTAGCTACGATCAAAGATAAAACGATCCAGGATCATACGATCTGGAATGAATAGAAGTTGATCAGTTAGAAGAGATCAACCAGGATTAAGTGATCTATGAAGGCCAGGATCATTAGATCAATAAGATTAGTAGATGCTTAGTTAATTGTTAGCCAGGATCTATAAGGGTTTGGAGTAAATAAGCCTGGGTTGCTAATCCTACTCATTTTCTTTTTATCTCTCATATTGTGTAAGCTGGCGTTTAATCGTTGCTATGTAAGGCTTTAAGCTATGTTTAAGAGTGTATCTTTTTAGCTTTTAAGCTAATCGATAGGGGGAGGCTCACTTGCTTGCTTGCAGTAATGGATGCTATACCCAAGACAGAAAAAACGGGATTTCAAAAAAGAGGAGAAATGGGAATATAGCCATAAGAGGCTATCCGCATTAACTATGTTAGCTTTAGAAGGGATAAGTGATTACTACTATGTGTTGGCTAACTAGTTAAGAAGGATTTTAGCTGACGAAACGAATACTGTCAAGTCATAATATATTGATATTGTTTATGTTTATGTATTTGCTTCAGTATATAATAATGATACTTTAACCTCTTACAGGGAGATAATTAAATGACAGAGAAAAGACGTGGTAATCCTGCAATGGTGAAGGGTAAGGCTATGAATCCTTTAGGAAGACCTAAGGGTATTCGTAACAAGTACACACTACTAGCTAGAGAAATGATGACCGAGAAAGGGCCTGACATCGTACAGAAGATTGTTGATATGGCTATGGATGGTGATGTTCATTGTTTGAAGATGTGTATTGATCGTATCTTGCCTGTTCATAAAGCTGTTGATCCTAGTAGAACAAAACAAGACTCTAAGATTATTATTAATGTTGGTGCTTCTACTGGAATAGAGGCTAAGATAGCTGATACTGATCCTGCTAAACTTGTTAATCCTAAAACTAAGCAAGATGATGATTTGATAATTGAAGTAGGTGAGGTTATAGAGTGAATGAACTACCTGAAAATTACTGGGCTAGACAAGCTAGGCAAAGTAAGCTACTTGAAAAGCTTAGGAAGTTAGTTAAAGAACAAAAGGAAAAGAAGGATGCCTGAATTAAACGTTGACCTTCATCCTGCTCAGTTAGAGATATTCAATTCAACTGCTAGATTTAAAGCTGTGGCTGCTGGACGTAGATTCGGTAAGTCTAGGCTTGCTGCTTGGATCTTGTTAATTAAAGCTTTACAGTCTGATTCAAAAGACGTGTTTTATATTGGTCCTACGTTTCAACAATCTAAAGACATTATGTGGGCGATGTTAAAAGAGCTAGGTGAAGATTTGATCGTTGCTGCTCATGAGAACACTGCTGTATTAACGCTTGTAAACGGTAGGAAGATCTATTTGAAAGGATCTGATAGACCTGATACATTGCGTGGTGTTGGTTTGGCTTATGTTGTACTAGATGAGTACGCTTCTATGAAACCTAACGTGTGGGAACAGATTATTCGACCTACTCTTGCGGACGTTCGTGGTGGTGCTATGTTTATTGGTACTCCAGCAGGTAAGAATCACTTCTATGACGTTTATCAAGATGCAATGAAGCTAGATGACTGGGAAGCCTTCCAGTTTAACTCAACTGATAACCCGTTTATTCCTGATGATGAAATTGAAGCTGCAAGAGACTCTATGTCGTCTATGTCATTTCGTCAAGAGTTTGAAGCATCCTTTGAAACCTTCTCTGGTGGTGTGTTTAAAGAGGAATGGTTTAAAACAGCAGAAGAACCAGAAGAGGGGTCGTATGTTATTGCTATTGATCCTGCTGGATTTGAAGCTATTGAGAAAGAACGTAATTTGAAACGATCAAGACTTGATGAAACTGCTATTGCTATTGTTAAGATAGATAGAGACAAGTGGTGGGTTAAAGATATACTACATGGTCGTTGGAATATCAAGGAAACAGCTAGAAAGATACTTACATCTGCGGTAATTGTTGAATCTTCGACTGTTGGTATTGAAACTGGTTCGCTGAAGAACGCTATCTTGCCTTATTTAGAGGATGAGATGCGAACACAAGGTCAATATGTATCGATTATTGAGATGAGACATGGTGGTAAGAAAAAGGCTGACAGAATTGTATGGTCTTTACAAGGTAGAATGGAACATGGTCAAATATCGTTCAATGAAGATAGAGATTGGCGACCGTTTATCTCTCAGATGGTTGATTTCCCTAATAGATTATCACATGATGATATGTTGGACGCTCTTGCGTACATTGATCAAGTGTCTGTTGCTGATTTCGCCCACACAATCGAGCTTGAAGACGATTGGCAGCCTGAAGATGAGGTCGCAGGATATTAAATATAAAGAAAGTCTCCTTTTTAATTGCGTTTATGATATATTACGCCTAAATTCCTAGAGAAATCAAACACTTATGTTCGATCAGAAAGAAACTCAGTATAAAGCTCTAGCATCTTGGCTTACATATAGACTAGAAGGATGGCGTGATCATCGTGATATGAACTATGTTGATAAGTGGGATGAATATTACCGACTTTGGCGTGGTATCTGGGTTGGTTCAGACAGATTACGCTCTTCAGAGAAGTCAAGAATCATATCTCCTGCTTTACAACAAGCGGTCGAGGCATCAGTTGCTGAATTAGAAGAAGCTACGTTCGGTCGTGGCAAGTGGTTTGACATTCAAGACGATATGTTGGACACAGATCCTTCAGATGTTGAGTACATTCGTAACCTATTACAAGAAGACCTTGAAAAGACTGGTGCTAAAGACGCTATCTGCGAGGTATTCCTTAATGCTGCTATCTACGGTACTGGTATTGGTAAGATTGTTGTTGAACAGAACATAGAAAGAGTGCCATCGGAAGAACCTGTAGAAGGAACGATGACTACAACTCGTACATTAAAAGAAATTCCATCAATAGATGTGAAAATCGAGCCTATTTCTCCTAAGGAGTTCTTAATTGATCCATCAGCTAACTCTATCAAGGAAGCACTTGGTTGTGCGCATGAAGTTATTAAGCCGAGACATCATGTTGTGTCTGGTATTAAGTCTGGTATTTATCGTGATGTTCCCCTTGATGGTGATTATGACACTGTTCGCTTTGGCTTCGACCCTGAAGTTAAGCAAGCTGACGAAGGCGATTCGGTTAAGATTACCGAGTATTGGGGTTTAGTACCTAAGAGATTTTTAACTAAATCAAAAGATCAAGACGACTTTGAATACACTAATAAAGCTAAAGATGAGCTAGTTGAAGCAGTTGTAACGATTGTTAATGACGAATATATCCTTAGAGCTGAAGAAAATGCGTTCATGATGAAAGATAGACCTTTCATTGTCTACCAGCATGACATTGTTCCTAATAAATTCTGGGGAAGAGGTGTTTGTGAGAAGGGTTACAACCCTCAAAAAGCACTTGATACAGAGATGCGAGCTAGAATCGACTCTCTTGCCCTAACGACCACTCCTATGATGGCAGCAGATGCGACCAGATTACCAAGGGGTGTAAAGTTTGAGGTTCGACCAGGTAAGACTATACTAACGAATGGTGATCCAAGACAAGCTATCATGCCTCTGACTTTGGGAACTACAGACCAAAATACTTATACCCAGGTCGCCTCATTACAAAACATGATACAGATGGGAACTGGCTCTGCTGACCTTGGTTCAGCCGAAAGAGCTACTTCTTCTGGTATGTCAATGACTCAATCTGCATCAATTAAGCGTCAAAAGCGTACTTTGATGAATTTCCAGAACACTTTCCTGATCCCAATGATCAATAAATCAATGTGGAGAAAGATTCAGTTTGATGTTGATCGCTATCCAGTAGCTGATTACAAGTTTGTACCGTATTCAACTATGGGAATCATGGCTAAAGAGCTAGAGATGACCCAAATGGTGCAAATGCTTCAGGCAGTACCTAAAGATTCACCTGCTTTCGATGTTATTTTGTTGTCAATGATACAAAACTCATCAATGCACAACAGAGATCAGATTGTTCAGCAACTTATGCAAGGTAATCAGCCTAATCCTGAAGCTCAACAGATGGAACAAGCTCACATGCAGTTACAGATGCAACAAGCTCAAGCTGATATTCAGAAAACTGTTGCTGAAACTGAAGAAGAGAAAGCCAAGGCTGCTAAGTGGTACGCTGAAGCTCAAGAACTTGCACCTAATGAGATTAAGATTCAAGAAAAGGTACTTAAATTACAGAAAGATTCTATTGCATTAGAGAAAACTAAAGCTGATATTCAGAATAAGAACTCTGAAACAGCTAGAAACTTCCCTGAAGTGGATCACTTGAAGTCTGAGACTGCTTTAAACATGGCAAATGCCAGAAAGATTGCACAAGAAACAGAAATTAATAGGTTTGTTCAATGAAGTCAGATGAGCAATTCTTAAAAGATAGAATAGAATTATTCGAAGCAGAAGGTTGGCTAGACCTAATGCAAGAACTAGAAACCATTGAAGATAATACTCGAGACATTGAGACTATCAACAATGAGCAGGCTCTTTGGGATGCCAAGGGTCAGTTGAAGGTACTAGGCTATTTACTTAGTTTGGAATCTGCAACTACAATAGCCGTGGAACAATCGGGAACGACTCCACATTAATCAAACTTCACAATCCTGAAGAGGACGGAGACCAAAGGTATGAGTATAGTAGTAGATGTAGCACCCGAAGGTGTAGGCGAACAGGTAACAGAAACTCAAGAAATTACACAAGAGGTTCAGCAAGAAGAAATTCAAGCAGAGCCAGAATATGTAGTTCCAGAGAAGTATGCTGGGAAGTCATTAGAGGATGTGATTAACATGCACCAAAATGTCGAAAGGGCGTTTGGTTCACAAGGTCAGACAGTCGGAGATCAGCGTCAGCTAATCGAACAACTTATGTCCAAGTCACAGGCTGGTCAAACTGCTGAGACAACAGAAGAAAATGTCAGTTTTGAAGATAATTTTTACGATGACCCTGCGAAAGCAGTTAACTCAGCGATAGAAAATCATCCAGAAATTGTCAAAGCTAGAGAAGGTAACGTTAAGTCAGCCCAAAAAGCTAATTTAACACAGTTAGAGTCAACTCATCCTGATTTCATGGATGTTATTGGTAATAGCGACTTTCAAAAGTGGGTGGGAGAGAGTGGTATTCGTACCGAGCTGTTCCGCAGAGCCGATGCTAATTATGACTTCAACTCTGCAAATGAATTATTAGGTACTTGGAAGCAAATTTCAATGATCGATAAGACACAAGCAGTAAATAAGGCTGAAGAAAATAAGAGAAAGAAGGCAATGCGACAAACCAGTTCAGAGACTCGATCTTCAGGAGATTCTGTTGGTGGTAAGAAGATGTATCGTAGGAGTGATTTAATCAACCTACAAGTGAGCGACCCTCAAAGGTATGCAGATTTATCAGATGAGATAACTATTGCATACCAGGAAGGGCGCGTTAAATAATACTCAATAAGGAGAAATAAGATGGGTTTAGGTACTAACCATAGTACGATTACAACATCAGCTAATTTCATCCCTGCTCTATGGTCGGATGAAGTTATTGGTGCGTACAAACAAAACTTAGTTGTTGCAAACTTAGTTACAAAGATGTCTCACAAAGGTAAGAAAGGCGATACTATTAATATCCCTGTTCCTGCTCGTGGTACTGCATCTGTAAAAGCTGCTAATTCACAGGTTACAATGATTGCTGATACAGCAGGTGTTGTAGCAATTAGCATTAACAAACACTACGAATACTCGAAGTTGATTGAAGATATTGCTGAAGTTCAAGCATTAGCTTCAATGCGTAAGTTCTACACTGATGACGCTGGTTATGCACTAGCTAATCAAGTGGAAGATGACTTATTCGCTTTAGCTGAAGAGTTCCAAGGTGGAACAGCAGGTGGCGCAGCCGCTAATTTATGGGAGAAAGCTGTAATCGGTGACGGTACTACGTTATACACTGGTAACTCTAGTAATGCTTCAACTCTTACTGACGCTGGTATCAGACAGATGATTCTCAAGTTAGATAATTCTGATGTTCCTATGGATAACCGTTCTTTAGTGCTACCTCCAGTAGCTGCTAATGACTTATTAGCTATCGCACGTTTCACTGAGCAACAGTTCATTGGTAACGGTGATGCTATTAAGAATGGTACTATCGGACAAATCTACGGTGTAGATGTGTTGGTAACTAATAACTGTCCTTCAATCAGTACAACTGGTCGTGTAGGTATGTTAATGCATAAAGACGCTTTAGTTCTTGCAGAGCAAGTTGGCGTTCGTTCGCAAACTCAGTACAAGCAAGAATACTTAGGTGACTTGTTTACTGCTGATACTATTTACGGTGTTTCTGGATTACGTGATTACGCTGGTGTAGCGTTCGTATGTCCACAGTCGTAGTAGTTAGTTAGTTAAGCGTAGCCCTTGTCTAGATGAGAGGGCTATTCTGAATTAATTAGGATTAGTTATGCCGCTATTTACTTATAAATGTAAAAATAACCATACTGAAGATAATATAGTTTCTTACAGTAAACGTGAAGAACCACAAGTCTGTCCAGACTGCGGAGAACCTTCTTACTATGAACTAACATTCTGCACTAATTTCCAATTTGGTCAAGATTATCGCTCTTTTGCAGCTGATACACACCGTTGGAATATGCGTGAGAACAAACGATTAAACACAAATGGGAAGAACTATGTTTGATATATTAGAAGACTCAACATCTGGTGGATTAGAGCTTGATAGATTCAAGTGTAAGCTACAAGAAGTATGGATGCACATGTTACAAGAGACATTCAATAAGTATGAAGATGAGATGTCTGAAGAAGAGTACATGAAAGCTAATGCTCTTCACTTTGCTGATGATCCTGAAGAAGAATCTGAAATGGACAACCTGATGGCTATGCTAGATGACATGATGTCTCCTGATGAGGAGCTTGAGTCGGTTAAAGGTGATTCTAAAGCCCCAACATACTCAGGTTCTCAGCTTAAAGCTAACAATGAGAAAGGTAAGATTGAAGCTACTACTTATAAGTCAGAACACTCAATGACTAAGACCCCTGGAGACTCTAAAACTTCAGTAAAATCAAGCACTTATGGCGCACAAAGTGGTAAGATAGCACCAAGAAAAGACGCTAAAGTTATTAGAAGCTTCGCACCAATGGCTGAGATGATGCGAGATGAGCTTACAGCTTTAAAGGCTAGACAAAATATTGGCAGACGAAGAGAGTTATTTAGACTGTAATGGCAAAGAAAACTAGAATAGACAGACGCGGCAAAATTAGGAGTTTAACTCGTAAACAGCCTTCTGTCGTTCGCCTTCAGTGGAGAAAGGGTAAGACATTAGCTATGCTTGCTAATAAGAGACAGTGGATTAGAGAGTACGGGATAGAATACACCCCTGATACAGAGATAGCTTCAGGTGAGGGTTTTGGTATCATAATTGAATCATCACCACGTAACTTACCGACATACATAGTAATAGAATAGGAGTAATAAATGGCATCAATTAAGATTTCAGCATTAACCGAGAAAACCACAATGGTAGGTACTGAAGAGGTGCTAATCAATGATAGTGGTACTTCTAAAAAGTTCTCAACCCAACGATTCTTAGATGTTAAGGTAGCAGCTGAGACAGCTAAAACAGCAGCAGAATTAGCAGAGACTAACGTAGCAGCAGATTTAGTATTAACCAATGCTGATGTTGTCCTTGCAGAGGCTGATAAAGTACAAACAGGATTAGACAGAGTTGCCACAGCAGCTGATGTAGTTTTAGCAGAAGCTGATAAGGTACAAACTGGCTCAGATAGAGCAGCAGTAGCAGCAGATTTAATTCTTACAGCAGCAGATACAGTTGCAACAGCCGCTGACTTAGTAGCTACAAACCAAGACACGATTGATACCGCTGCAGATGTAGTAACCGCAACAGCACAGGCTGGTATTGCTACGACTAAGGCTTCTACTGCTACGACTCAAGCTGGTATTGCTACAACACAAGCAGGTAATGCAAGCACATCAGCTACAGCAGCAGGAACTTCAGAAACTAACGCTGGAACTTCAGAGACTAACGCAAGTAGCTCAGCCTCTAGCGCCACAACCGCTCAAGCAGCGGCAGAAGCAGCAAGAGATTCAGCTTTAGCTTCATTTGATTCATTTGATGATAGATACTTAGGTCAGAAAACTAGTAACCCTACATTAGATAATGATGGTAATGCCTTA